AGCAGGTTTTGGCACTAACCAAATCTTTTGTCCGGGTTGTATTTTATCATTTGTCATTAGATTGAATTGTTTTATTTCATCCAATGTCAATCCGTTTTTCAAGGCAATTTTCAACAATGTGTCACCTGGCTGAACTACATACACTTTGCTATTTGTTGATTTAACAACATCGCTACGTACATATCCAAATCCACTACCATCAGCTAATTTAACATAGTACCATGTTTTACCGTCTTGGCCTTTTTGTGCTTTTGTTACAACACCTACCGGTGCAGGAAACCATACTTTGGCAATTTCATTGTTAATGAATCCATTGTTAACATAATCTTCATCACGCACATTAACATAACCGCCACCGCCTGGTTTTGGATAAACTGTTTTGCCTACATATGTAAATGCTTTTGCTGGTGTTTTTGGTTTTATTTCTTTAGCGTATCTTGTAAAGGCATCTGCATTAGATTTCATTCGTTTAACAACTCCAACAAATTTACCTGGGTTTGTATAGTTTGGATGTTGCAGATACATGGTTGCAACATTGTCCCATTGACCTTTATTAATTGCAGCAATTGTTTTAGGTCCTAAATCGCCGCGATATATTGCATTTAAAATTGCTTCTCGCACATATGCTGGATATGTATCGTATTTTGATACTAAGCGTCTAGCTTTTGCTTCATGCTCAGCAATACCTTTAGTTAGTAATTGTTCTGCCTTTTGTGGAGATATTTTCATGCCAGGTTTCAAATTTGGCAATACTACCGCAGTTGTCCCATACCCAATTGTCAATGTACCTTGAACAGGTGCACCTGGTTTTGCTGGTACCGATGGATTTGCATCATCATATGCTAAATGATTGTTGTTTGCATCAACAGGACCAGGTCCTTCCCAAGATTTAACTTTTTCTCGGAAGTCATTATCTGTTGCTAATGTTGCTTCTGTTAATATACTCTTTAAACGTATCATTTACCACGTTCCTCCCGAATAATTAATTCACCTAAAACTTCTAAACGACCTACTTCTCTTTGAAACTCTGTTTGTGTCATAGATGTTGATATTTTTTTATATGTAGTTTCGAATTCTTTTTTTGCGGCATCTAGATCAAATTTACCAGCTGCTGCTTTTTTATAATATGGCAATTTAACTTTAAAATGATGCCATGTTAATAAAGCTAATCCGCCTTTCTTTTTAGCGTTGTCAACAATCTTCTCAGCACCGGCTTCTCTAGTATCAGCGAATGATTCAAAAGTTTCTGTTTTATCTTTTGATTCGAATAATAAATTCATTAGTTTCATATTAATAAATATCATTTAGATTTAGTATCTGGTTTAAATTCTGTCATATAAGAATAATCAGTTTCAAATCCGTATTGATTTTCTACAGTATATACTGTCATGTCAATTTTGTAGCCCGGGTTTTTATCTATTCTATTATAAGTCCACGCTTTATCCATCCATATGATTCTGTTGTTAGGATAAATAAAATAGTTGCCGTTATCCATTTTAAAAACATGTCCGCATTTGTGTTCAGGAGTTTCTGAGAAATTGGTATCTAAAACATTTCTGTTTTCATGTGCCCAATCCAATGTAAATAGATATGTTCCTTGTCGTTTAACACCGGTAATTGAAATTAAGTCAGCTCGTTTGCCAGATAATCGTTCTCTAACATGAACGTCAATGTATGAACTAAAACAGTCCCAATAAACATGTTCAGTTAATGGTAGTTTTTCGGCATCTTGTTTCCATACAAATGCATGTATTGGTCTTCTGGTCCAGTTAACTCCATTCTCTAAAAATGCTTCGAATAAAGGAGTTCTTTTTTGTATAGATGCTACACTATGTACATCAGCCGCAGTATATTCCCCATGGCCTTTTTCTTGATTGAATAAAAATTCATTTCGTATATAACAAGTAATAGTTGGTATATTACTATTTAAAAATGGCATAACTTATTTTTTATGTTTTGAAATTTCAATTACTGCCAATTGTTTCATTGCAGCTTTTTTAGTAGGATGTGTTCCTAGAACATGATTGCCTTTAGATGGTTTAACAACCCATTTTCCATCATGATGTTCAATACGCTCACCCATAACTTGTTTCAAATGATTTTTAAAATCTGCTGGAACAAATTGTGGTTGTTGTGAATTGTATGTGTCTGTTGCATCTTCATGACCCATTGAGGTAATTATGAAATGATATACTTCTTCCACATCATCTGCTGAAGTTGTAATATGATCTACTGCCCAGGCATGACCATTGCTAAGCAATTTGTCTACTTGTGCTGGATCCATATTCAACAATTCACTAACAGCGTGTTGTATTGTTTTTAGATTTTGAAAGAACATGTAATTATCTTCTTTCTGTTCACATCCACAGTCATTGTTCATGTTATGCCTTTTTTGCTACGATAGACCAAATAGCACCAGTTAGTGTGATAGCACTACCAATGATAGCATCTAAAGTACCTTGATCTACTAAACCTTTAGCTAATACAATACCGCCGGCAAATGTTAATACGTGGCGGATAATTCCTAATACTTGTTCTCTTGTAAGTTTCATAATATTCCTTTTTATTTATTATAAATATCTTATTATATTATTATAATGAATTTTCTAACGTATCTAAACGTGTTTTAAGTGCATCGATCTGTTGTTGTTGTTCTTTAACGGCTTCAATTAATACTGCAACTATTTTATCATATTCTACAGTTAAATAATCTTTAAATCCGTTAGGTTTAACTACATTTGGTAACACTTGTTGTACTTCTTGTGCAATTAAACCAATTTGAGATCCGGTTGAATCTGTGCCTATTTTAAATTCTGGTTCAGTTTCATCGGTCCAATTAAATGAAACTCCTCTGAGAGAATTTACGATGTTTAAAGATCCTGTTACCGTTTGTATGTTTGTTTTTAAACGTTGATCGGATGATGCATATCGCACTTCGCCGGTTGACGAATCCCACCCAATACCTGTAGCAGTACCTGCCCATAATATACCTATTTTTAAACGATTTGAAATCTTAACGTTTGGCTGATTACTACCGCCCGAAACATAATTAGGATCGACTTGCATAAATATTGCCGGTCCGGCAATATCCGGATATGCAGATCCAGTATTCGAAGATGTAGGTGCTGTATATAAATCTAGATTAGTACTACTAGGATCGACCCAATATCCACAATTTGTAGATTTTTTAATCCAGCCACTAGCACCGGAAGAATAAAATACATTACTATAGAATCCATCTGCATAAACGCTGCCCGCTTGTAAATGAAGTCCAGGATTACCCCATTTATCGCCGCTGCGGAAATATTCCCGATTTCCTATTATAGCAACTGGGTATCCGCTTCCACCCGGAAATTGTTGAAATGATGCAGCTTCCTCGCCAGAATCAATTATTCCGACAGCTGTACCACTACCAGCATCGCCGCCTTCGCCTACATATATACCTGTGGTAGTGCCGCCTATTGCTAGGGCCGGGTAATCGTTAGATCCCGTTGTCGACACCAAAACTTGTCGTTTATATGCGGCAGTCGTTCCTTCTATAATTAAAGCAGTTGATCCAGATACTTGTAATCGTAAATCATATGCGTCATCGGTTCCAATCATCATCGAAGCACTAAATGCATTTCCATTTTGTACTATCGCATTTTGTACGTAAGATGCTGTGCTAGAAAAACTTGATGATACTGCGTTTAATACATATGATGCGGTACTGGCAAATGATGCTGAGGACACTGTCCCCGTAACATGCGATGCCGTTGTGGCAAATGATGCACTAACAATTGATCCATTAAACGTTCCCGTAAAAGATCCGGTAAATGATCCGGTAGCTGCAATATCATACGACCCAGTTCCATTCAATGAATCAATGATTCTAGTAATATGTTCTGCTTCAATTAAATTACCATTGCCGATACCTGTTTTATTTATTATCGCCATTACTTATCCTTTTTTTATATATGGGCCAATTCTTTGTTTTTTCGTTTAGCCATGCTTCTCGTTCATCACACCCACAATCTTCATCTAAAATTTGTGCAATTCGTTTTGCTAACTGATCTAAACCAGTTGCTGAAGTGATTTTTTTAATATCGCTTCCCAAACCTATTTTATTTGTATTTTGATCCATTTTGTACTGCGTTTTGTATTTGCATTATCATTGTTTGCCATTGAGCCGTATGTGGTATTTCAAATACTAGCCGACCTGGAAATTGATATTGCTGTTCTGGTTGCATCATTTGCATATGGCCGGTGTTATCAATTCCAAGTACCGGATGTGCTACACTTTGCATTGTTATTGCACCGTCTTGGGTTGGTATCATAGTGCAACGTCCCGGATGTTTCCATTGGCCTAAACGATCAACAACTGCACCCGTTTTCATAACAACATCGGTCCAATCAGTAGCTTGTAATCTTTTTTGACCCGTAACATGCATTATAAGAGACTCAGTCACCTCATCTGGTATATTATCTATTGTTACTTCGTTTATAACATGTTCTACTGCTAGAT